GTATGGATAAGCTCATGCGTCAGCACATCCGCAATGCGCGCGGCTTCTACATTTTTCGGGCTGATGAAAATTTCATAGTGGCCGTCGGCCGACAGCGTCGGGCTGTATGTTTCCCCGATGGCAGTTGAACGGTAACCGGTAGACATGTGGCCCACGGATACCCGGACATTCTCGGGGATGGCAGCATTAAGAGCATCGAAGTAGGGGCGCGCGGCATCAAGGAAAGCGCAAAGCCACGCTTCGCGCGTTTCAAAGACTGCCACGGGGGCGGGGGCGGTAGGGGTAGATGCAGTCATGTTCGGGCCTTTCAGGCTGGCAGGTTGCGGGGGCATGGCTAGCGCCCGGCGGCTCAAATCAATGCCGCGTAGCGGCTTTAATGGTGTTACGAGGGGCAGTCAAGCCCCCTAGCGCCAGACTGTCTTATATGGGGCGCGTGGGAGCCGGGGCTTGCACGGGGCCAGCCCCCTAGACTGGCCACTGTTAACCTTGTTTCCGGTATCAGGGGCAGCAAGGGTGCATTTTCTGTATTGACGCTCTGGGAGCCGTTTAGATGCTCACCAGCGCCGATTTGGGGTTGTCCGGTATGGTGATACCCCCAAGGGGGCAAATCGTTGCTGGCGGGATTTTCACGTTTTGTTCCGGCATGGCTCGGGGCAGGAGCTATGCAGTGGCGGTATAGCCTGCCAGACATGATTGATATTTATGAGGGGAGCGGGAGGCATGACCGAAACTTGTATGTTTGGGTTATGAGAGAAATTGATTGCGCGGGGCGTTTTGAGAGGAATTGATTATTCTCGAAACGATATGAGAAATTCAATTATTCTTGAAACGTTATAAGAAAATCAAATGTTGATTCAGCTTCTACGGTATCGCACCTGCTGTGATTTAGGCAGTATAGAATATTAGAAGAATAACCCCCTTTTTATAAATAAAAAGGGGATTTCAATTCTTCTTTAATTCTCAAAACGATTTAGAATGTTAGAAGAATTATAATAGACACAGGGAGTTGTGAAACGAAAATGATAGGCGAAGAATAGTTATTCTCAAAACGTTCGGAGAAGAATTGAGACTGTCAGGTATAGCGCGCGGCAATATTTGACGGCCGGTATCGTTTACTTGCTGGCGTGGCTGGCCAGTATCGGGGCAGCAGGGGCCGGGGGCTGGCCAGTATTAATACACCCTGCCCCGCTGGCGCGTATCGGCAGGGCGCTCGCTGGCCAGCCTCCCCGCCCCCCTGTTGCGGGGCTGAAATGTCCGATAATGGCTATTATGTATAATGTTACGTTCGTGTCATTTGTTCCCTGTTTGTTCCACTCCATGTGATGATACAACATATCATGGCTCGCATGTCTTAATACTAGTGCAAATCATTCGCATTAAGGCCACCCCCCGCCAGCCCCCTCGGCGGCAGGCCGCCCCCCACTTGTGGGCCTAGCACACGCTCATACCTCGCACCAAAATAAATGGTAAAAGTTGCCTAGTATAAAAATACCTCGCACCAAAATAAATGGTAAAAGTTGCCTAGTATAAAAATACCGTAGCAGACCCCCCGCCCCAAAAAATTTTCTGAAAAAATACCCTTGAAAATCCCCCGGCCCCTCGCTAACCTGCCGCCTATGCTTGGCGAGCTATCCCCCACGGCGTTTGCCCGAACCCCGGAAGTGCTTGAAGCGCTTGAGGAAGCCCTGATTGCATGTCATGGCGACCTCCCTTCGGCTGCCCGCCGTATCCGCGTCCCGCTGCGACAGGTTCACATGTGGACGGCAGCCGACCCGGAAGCATACAACCGCGTCCGAGAGGCCCAAATCATCGGCTGGCAGGCTCTTGAGAGCGTGGCCTACAAGCGCGCCGTGAAAGGTATTAAAGAGGACGTATACTATCAAGGCTTGGTGGTAGGCCAGCGCAAGGTATACTCCGACGGCCTTCTCAGCCAGCTACTCAAGGCCCGAGTGCCGGCCTTCAATACTGACGCCGCAGCGCAGCAGCGCTCACCGGTATCAGTAAACGTGAACGTCATGCCGCGCGCTTCGTCATACGAGGAGTGGGTGACACAGAGACAGCATACACTGGCGGCACGGGAGCAGCCGGTCGGTGCTGTGGTAGAGGGAGAAGTAGTAATGGGCAGCGTTAAGGGCGCTGTATCCACGACCGAACTCAGACCCCATGAAGGGCTGCCGTCACTACCCCCGGCGGCAGCCCACCTACCTCTTAATACCTATAACCCAGATGACTGGTCGCTGTGACAGCAGAGCTATGGACGCCGCAGCCAGGGCCGCAGTCCCTAGCTATCAGTGCCCGCTTCGTAGACGAAATCCTGTATGGCGGTGCCCGTGGTGGCGGCAAGACCTCATACTTGCTGGGTGACTACCTGCAAGACACGCCGCAGGGCTCTGGCTGGGCTGGTATTATCTTCCGCCGTAGCTTCCCCGAGCTTGAGGAGCTAATCAAGCAGGCGAAGGAAATGTATCTGCCGCTAGGTGCGACGTGGAAGATTAGCGACCGGACGTTTACCTTCCCCACTGGCGCTACTCTTAAGATGCGTCACATCGACACCGTAGACGACGCCAGCAAGTATCAGGGCCATGAGTATGCGTGGGTAGGCTGGGACGAGCTAGGTAACTGGCCGACCATGCAGGGCTACAAGATGCTAAAGGCTTGTGTGCGCGGCACGGACGCCAGAGTGACGCACAAGCGCATTAGGGCTACTGCAAACCCCGGTGGCCCCGGGCACCATGCGGTAAAAGACTACTTCATTGACCACCACCCGCAGGGCTTCGAGCTAATAACAACGCCCGAGGGCACAACGCGCATGTTCATACCGGCGCGAGTGACGGACAATCAGATACTTATGCGGGTAGACCCGGAGTATGTGAACCGTCTTAAGGAGGTTGGCAGCCCTGAGCTTGTGAAGGCGTGGCTTGAGGGTGATTGGAACGTCATTACCGGGGCCTACTTCCCCGAGTTTTCGACGGCAGAGCATGTGATACCGCCGTTCCCTGTGCCCCGGCACTGGATGCGGTTCATGTCGGGCGATTGGGGCAGCAGTAGCCCGTTTGCGTTCCACTGGATAGCCGTAAGTGACGGCACTGTGAGCATACCTGATACCCGGATTAGGGCCGCCCTGCCAGACCTGAACGGGCCTGTGCCCATGCGGCAGATACCTAAGGGCGCCCTAGTCGTGTTCCGTGAGTGGTATGGCGGGGTGCCGGGGATGATTAATACTGGCTTGCGGTGGCCGGCGTCCCGCGTAGCGCAAGGTATCCTGCAACGGACGCCACACGGCGAGAAAATCACATACCGTGTCCTTGACCCGAGCGCCTTCAAGCAAGACGGCGGGCCGTCACATGCCGAAGTCATGGCACGGGCTGGCGTCCACTTCCGCCCCGCTGACAACACCCGGCTACCGGGATGGGGTGCTATACGTGAGCGTCTTACTGGTATAGACGCTGACCCGGACGTGAACGGTGGCGTGGGCACTCCCATGCTCTACATCTTTAATACCTGCCCGCATATCATACGGACGCTGCCCGCCTTGCAGCATGACAAGCATGACCCCGAGGACTGCGACACTACCGGCGATGACCATGCGCCTGACAGCTTAAGATACGGCTGTATGTCGCGCCCGTGGGCCAGACCGAAGCCGAAACCGGTAGCGCCGCCTCCTGCTACCCTGCAAGACGTGACCCTAGACCAACTGTTTCGTGACCGGGCAAATTCGGCCCTTGTCAGAGGGGATTACGGCATGTAATGTGCCGCCGAAAGGACTAGGAAACCGCTATGGCATCGGCCCCGCCTCAGTCAAAATACCCCGATAATTCAAAGGCTAAGGCGCAGCCGCCGAGCAACCGTAAGACCTACTGGCAGAACGAGATTGCCAGAGCCGGAAAACGGTATGACCTGTTCCACCAAGACGGCGACCGGGTGATAAGGCGCTTTATGCTGGAACAGCACCGGTCGAACAGCCAGAGCGGCGACCGATACAATATACTGTATTCCAGCACAGAGACGATTAAGCCGTCCCTGTATGGCCAGACGCCAAAAGTCGAGGCCAAGACCCGCCAAGTCGATACCGAAGATACCATTAAGGTATACGCCGCCGCGCTTCTTGAGAACGTCGGTCAGTATACAATGGACAGGCTGGACTTTGACTATGTTATGCAAAACGTGGTGTCCGATTACGTCCTGCCAGGGCTTGGGCAAGTATGGGTGCGGTATGACCCGGAGTTTGTGCCAGCACCGCCCGCCGAGCCGAGAGACGTAGTAACGCCTATCCGTGGCGATATTGCCCCTCCCGGCCCCGCAAACACAACCTCGTCGGTATCAGTCGATACCGAGACGGAAGAAGTCTTAAAGTCACAGGGTATTGCCCTTGACTATGTGTTTTACCGGGACTTTCTGACTGGCCCCGGTCGCCACTGGCATGAGATACCGTGGGTGTCCCGCCGTGTGTTCTATACCAAAAAGCAGGCTGAGAAGCGGTTTGGGGCCGAGAAAGCTGCCAAGCTGCTATACAGCTTTAATGCACAAGACCGTAATGCTGGCGGCGGTCGCACTGTGCGGCAGATTGCGGATAGCCCGAGA